AGGCATATCCGCCGTACGACATTATTAAACTAGATGAAGACACATATAAACTGTCTTTAGCAGTTGCTGGTTTTTCTCAAGAAAATATTGATGTTTCTGTAGATAATGGAACATTAATTGTTAAAGGAGAAATAACTGAAGTATATGATGCAGAAATTGTTCACAAGGGCATTGCTGGTCGTAAATTTACCCGCACATTTGCTCTTGGGGAATATATGGAAGTAACTGGTGCTGAAATGAAGGATGGTATGCTAAACATTAGTATTGATCGTTTCATCCCAGAAGACAAAAAACCAAAACAAATTAAAGTAAAAGTTGCTAAATAACTGACAAGACTGTATACTGTATATATGACCTGGACATGTCATAAAACTGTCCAATTACTAAAGGAGTGTTATGCCTAGATACGATTACAAATGCTCTATTTGTTCTTCACAAGTTGAGTTTGAAAAATCAATTGGTGATGATAAATATCCAATATGTTGTAATGAATCTATGCAAAGAATATGGAGTGCTCCCGCTGCAATTTTTAACGGAAGCGGATTTTATTCAACCGACAACAGAAAGTAGATGTATAATAATACTATGACTAACATTGTTCAAGAACATCCAAGCGTAGTTTCAAAACAATACATACTAAATGCCAATGATCGTTGTGACAAGTGTCAAGTACAGGCTGTAGTTAGGGTAAGAGGTTTGTCAGGTGAGTTAACTTTTTGTAATCATCATTATGAAAAAATAATGAATAATTCTGAGTCACACAACAAGATGATGTCTTTTTTAGTAGAGGTTCTTGATGAGCGTGAAAAACTTATTAAAAACAAACCAACTGGGGGAATATAATGTATGAGTATTTTGTAAAAGAAGTAACAAAAGTTGTTGATGGAGATACGATTGATGTAATTATTGATTTGGGGTTTGACATTATGTTTTCATCCCGCGTTCGTTTAGCGGGTATTGACACTCCAGAATCTCGTACAACAGACAAGGCTGAAAAGTCTCTTGGTCTTGAGTCCAAAGAATATTTAAAGAAAAACCTTAAAGATGCAAAGCCTATCGTAATTAAAACTGAAAAAATAAACTCATCAGAAAAATATGGTCGCATTCTTGGTTGGCTATACATTAATAATGACACTGAGTCAATCAATGATAAGATGATTAACGATGGTTATGCTTGGGGATACCTTGGTGAAACTAAAATTAAAGATTTTGAAGTATTAAAAAAGGCTAGAGCAAAGTCTGGTAAATGAAAACTGTTTTTTATTTTACAGCAGACTGGTGTCAGCCTTGTAAAAAAGTAAAGCCTGTTGTTGAAGATATGAAAAAAGAAGGCTTTCAATTTCAAATGGTAGATGCTGACTATGAACAATTATTAGTCAAACAATTTCAGGTTAAATCAATCCCCACTTTTATTTTATTAGAAGACGGCAAAGAAATAAATCGTATTACGGGTGCAAAAACAAAAGAAGAATTAGAGAATTTTATTAATGAGAAATGAATATAATTTTTTTTATCACCTACAAATAGCAAAATGTGGGGGGACATATTTAAATAATATGATTGTCCATCAATTATTTAATATTTTAAAAAACAACAATGTTGCTTATGTAGATGGAGAGTATCATCTTGGCTGGCAAGAAATAGAAAATAATTATATAATTTCATCTTTAAGAGACCCAGTAAAAAGAACTGTTAGTCACTATGCGTATTGGAAAAATGGGGGTCAGAATGGACCAATTCCAGAAGATATTCCTAGTTTTATGGTGTGGGTAGAAAAAAATAAAGATTTTATTTCAAATTATCAAGTCAAAAATTTTTTATATGAAAGAAAAAATTTTCAGTTAAATCCTTTTGACCCAAGAAAAACTGACCCAGATTTTTTAACAATAAAAATAGACAAAGATTTAGCCATTGATAGAATTAAGCGTGTAAATATTTTATTAAAAGATACTCAATTAAATTATCAAACATGCAACATGGTTATAAAGAAAATACTAAAAGATTTTAATATAAAAGATAGTTTTTATATTGATAACCAAAAAAAATACGATCACAACATAACAAAAGGCTCTGTAGAATTATATAATAGTTTAACAAAACAAGACATAGATTATTTATATAATTTAAATAACCTAGATTCTGAAATATATTTTTCTCAATCAATATATTTTAGTGGTGGGAATTTTTAATGAAAAACAAATACTTTGATGGCGCTCATAAGTGGGAAGAAAAAGACGAAAATACTATTGGATTGCCAAGACCCTTTGCTATTCCAATCAGAAAAGATTTAGCAAAAAAAGTTCCAATCCCTTGGCAGTCATTAGATAGGTTTGAATCTTACGGACATCTGGGCCTCAATCTTAAAAATGAAGATCTTGTATACAAAAACAATTTATGTTCATATTGTGGAATAAAAATAAAAAAAGAAGAAATTGTAATTAGATGGATTAATGCTCCTGTTGAGATTACATCTAGAAAAGGCCCTAAGATTTTTTCAGATTTTCACCCTTTACATTTAAATTGCATGGAACAGGCAAGGATTTTTTGTCCTCATATGAGAAAATTACAAGATTCAGATTTTGAGTTAGGAAAATTTAAAAAGTTAAAACAAAACGCAATTAGCGATGCAATGAAATCAAAGGAGTCAAAAGATGTATCAGACTGGTTTTTTAATTCAAATAAAAAAAATATTAAAAAGAATGATGAATCCTGATGGGAAAAATATGACTTCAGATGAAAATGAAATAATTGAAAGGTTAATTCTTGAAGGAGCCTTAGAGGTTGCTGGCATTGACTCTGAAGATGGATCACTTCTTTATTCATTTACCCCTAAGATTGAGCAGGTAATGCCAGAACTATATCATGATCACATGAATTCTGTAAATGCTGAAATCCTTTCTTTATGGGAAAGAGGTTATGTAGATATAGACTTTTTAGCAAAAGATCCAGTAGTTACTCTTGGACCTAAATCTTTTAATAACACAGAAATATTAAAATTAACTAAGCGTGAAAAATGGTCTATTGAAGAACTTAAAAGACTATCAGGCAAGCATCCCAATAACTAAACTCTGATATAATAAAGATTATGCCATATCGTATAGGTGCTAAAGGTTCTTTTGGTTGTTCAGGATACCCTGCTTTAAAAGAGGGCACAAATGAAGTTATGGGCTGTCATAAAACTCGTAGTGATGCAGCAGCACAAATTTATGCAATTAATCGTTCTGAAGGTAACATAGGTAAGAATATGAACGAAATTAAAGAAGGCGATTTTGTTATGGGAACAACAACAGAAGGCCTTATTCATGGAATTGTTGAACACATTATGATTGAAGGCGGAACTCTTGGAACTCCTGGGTCTGAATATGCTTTGCAATCAATGCCACCAGAAAATCCTGCTATGTCAGTTAGGGTTTACAAAGAAGAAGATGGTAAGTGGGAAGCAACGGCTTACAGCATTGGAATGATGTATGCAGATGCACAAAAAATAGATATTGAAACACATCAGATGGATGCAGAAGAAACAATGAAATCATATAATTCAGATAATGAAGAAGAAGATAAATGGGACAACATGGCTAAGGCTTGTTGGGTTGGATATGAACAGCGGGGCATGAAAGAAAAAGGTGGACGCATGGTTCCTAACTGTGTTCCAATTGGTAAATTGCAAGAAATAGAAAAGGCAAAAAGTGTTTCTGTTGGAGATCATGTTTTATTTGCAGTTCCAAAACCTCCAGAAAAAACAGAATCTGCTCACGGAATTGTAGAAAGAGTAGAGCGTTCTGGTAAAGTTACCCTTCCTGGCACAAACGAAACTGTAGAGGCTTCATCAGATAATCCAGTAGCAGTTGTAAGAGTTTATGCTACAAATGAAAACGGTAAAAGAACAAGAACAGATAGGCGTGTTGCAAAACCTTTTAGTTCTTTAAGAGTTTCATCTGAACCAATTGATAATGAAAAAATGTATGATATGGAAGAAACCATAGAAAAGGTTTCTGAGTCAAAACTAAAAGAGTTAGTTGAAAATTATAACAAAGGAAAAGAAGGCGATAAAAAGATTACGGTAGGAACTTTAAGGCAAGTGTATAACCGTGGTATTGGCGCATACAGAAGTAATCCATCTTCAGTTCGTGGAAGCGTGTCTAGTGCAGAGCAATGGGCTATGGGCAGAGTAAATGCTTTTATGGCTGGACTGCGTGGTAGATTTCCAAGAAAACCATTTGACTTAGACCTATTTCCAAAAGGTCATCCAAGATCAACTAAAAAATCTTTGTTTGAAAATTTTGCAAAAAATGTAGACAAACCAACAAGGGTAAAAAAATTATTTAATGAATCAAACAATATAAATAAAAATACAGAAAGTTGGAGCGGATCAATATTTGATTTAAATCCGTTTAAAAATAATGGCTAATAGATCATCTGCTTCTTATTACTCAACTCATGGATTTAATCCAATGCAAATTAAAGATGGCAGAATCGTTCGTTTAAGAAAAGACGGCAGCATTAAAGCGGACTTAGGTCCATATAAACAAAAGCAAAAGAAGGTGGTAAGCAATGGCTAATAAAGAACAAAAGGGCAATACTAATAAAAAGAAAGAGCCAAAGATGACTCTTAAAGAAAAACGTGCTATAAAACAAGAAAAGAAGCGGGGTAAAAAGTGAGTACATTTTATTTTTTGCATTCATTAGCAATAGGACTATTAATGATTGCATCATTTTTTTGGGGCAAATCATATGAAAAGAATAAGGTAAAAGAGCATGGCCGATACATACGCTCCTAATTCTGGCATGAAGGCTGCTGCTCGTCGTGCATTAAAGTGGAAAGCAGATGGCAAAGCCACAGGTGCTGGAACTCCAGTTGGTTGGGGTAGGGCAACAGATATAGTTGCTGGTAGAGCAATGTCTCTTAGTGTTGTTAAAAGAATGTTTTCTTTTTTTTCTCGTCACGAAGTAGATAAAAAGGGTAAAGGGTTTTTTGATGGTCCAGAATTTCCTTCTAACGGAAGAATCATGTGGGATGCTTGGGGAGGAGATGCAGGGTTCTCATGGAGCCGTGCAATTGTGGAAAGAGAAAAGAAAAAGGTAGAAAAAATTTGGCAGGGAACTGCCTTTGATCTAAAAAAGTAGGGGGGGTATATGGATAATTTAGAAAAAAATGAATTGATCCAGTTGTTAACATTTTATAAACAAAAACTATCTGATACAGAGTTGGAGTTATTAAAATTACAACTTGAGGTTAATAAACTTAATTCTATGGTTTTAAGTTTAACTAAGGGACCAGAGAAAAAAACTAAATAAAATGGAATATTTATTAATTATAGGCTTGACATTGTTGTGTTCTTGGTCTATAATTAAAATATCAAATAAAAGAAGGATGATATTTTTAGGCAAACATAAATATAGACAAAGTTCTATTTATGAAATGGTTAAAGATGTTATTCCAAAACAAACGTTTGATAAACCTAAAGTTATAACGCAATCTCAAAAACATATTCAAAAAAATATGTTTAGGGTAGTAATAACTGAAGGAAAAGCATATTGGATATTGGATAATGTTTTTTATACTGCAAATGCTATAAATGGCAGGGTAGATGAAGAAACAATAAAACCATTAGATGTTGAAGGTATGCCAGCAAAAGAATTAGATAAAATGTTATCAATACTTGATGACTTAAAACAAGGGGTAGGACCAAATGATAGTGGCAGTTCAGGGAACAAAAGAGTTTAACGACTACAACGTATTTTTACGTGCTATGAGTGTTGCCCTATCTGGAATGAAAAAAGAAGATAATGAATTTATTATTTATTCTGTTGGTCCATCAAAAATAAATCATTTTGTTTCAGAGTTTTCTAATCTATCAGAACGTGGAATGAAAGCACGAGGTAAAAAAATTAAGTTTTATAATGCAGCCCCAGCATGGTTAAGTGAAAATATAAATCAAATTAATTATTTTGCTTTTTTAAGTCGTCCAAAAGAACCAAAGTCAAAATTGGTTTTAGTTGCAGAAGCAAACAATATAGATGTAGGAGTATTTAAATATTAAATGATAATTCAAGATGATGCGTTTTTTTCTTACGATGAAAATCTTTTTGGTGGAACAGAATATATGGCAAGATATTTTCATAAAAATGTAGCAAAATACGTTCCAAGACTTAAAAAATATAATTGCTTAATTTTTCCAGGACTTACACAGAAATCATATTTTGAGTTGGCATATGAACCAAAAGAAATTATTTTGTGGCTACACTGTTTAATAAATCAGTATGAACCTAAAATACGGTTTTTATTAACAGAAAAAAGATTTATAGATAAAATAAAATATATCGTAACTGTTTCCGAATATCACAAACAAGATGTAGTTAAAGAAACTGGTATACACCCAGATAAGGTTGTTGTAATTTATAATGCAATTGATCCTATTGAAAACAATTTATCTAGATTTAACAATGTTATTACCCCTCAATTAATATATACTTCTGCTGCAGAGAGAGGACTTATGCTAAGTCTTAGAGCATTACATAAATTAGATTTAGATTTTAGATTAAATATTTTTAATGAAATAGTTCCCGATATATTAAACTTTAACGACAAGGATAAAAAAGTAATAAATGATTCAAGATTCTTTTTTTATGGCAAAACACCACACAAAACAGTTCTTGATTACATGTCTAAGTCTCATATATTTGTTTATCCAAGTATATGGCACGAAACATTTTGTATATCTTTAGCAGAAGCATTAAGTTCTAACTGTTTATGTGTTTACAGTAATCTAGGCGCTTTAAATGAAATTGGCAATAATTTTGGAATTTCTTATAAAAACACAAATAATATTGAAGAACATATTGAAATATTTTCTGAAAAAATTACTGAAGCAATTAAAACTATTAAAAACAATAAATTTAATCCAGGAACTCAAGCACAATTTGTTAATAATAAATTTTCTTGGGAAGTATTTACTAATTCATGGATTAAATTAAATAACTTAGTATGAGGAGAATAAGATGATTATTAGAAGTTTAAATACAATGGAAAAAATTGTAAACAAAAATAAAAACTTAATTTGGAATGGTTGGGATGTTATTGATTTAAAAGAATCAGAAATAGCAAGAACTTCTCCAGTAGGCATTAGAGTAAAAGATAAGTGGTATTTACATAGAATTTATAAGCCTGGTCGTAATGGTTGGGATATACCAAATAAGTATAAGGATTAATCTTGAAACAGCATTTGTGGAAA